GCCGGATACGAATTACTCATCCCACTACAAGCACAGGATTCATAATGGACAGATATGTAATTACAAGTACTCGAGTCGGCGAAATCGGCACAGCGTTTGTTGCTGGCCCGTCTGACGACATCGCCTGGCTACTTGAAGGTGGCTTCATCCAGCGTTCCGACACTCACCCGTCTAAGGGTGCTAAATTGACCAACAAGCCCGACGCAACCGAAAGCACGAAAGGCTGATATCTCATCGCTACCTCCACTTACCTCAGCAATCCGGTCATCAGCATCGGAGCCGTTGATATCTCTGATCAGTGCACCGCCGCAACTTTGACGCAGACAATCCAAGAGTTGCAAGCAAATGCTTTTGGCTCGACTGCCGTTGCTTATGTTGCTGGTTTGCAGAACAACACTTTGACGCTTGATTTGTACTGGTCAACTGCCGCATCGGAAACTTACGCAACTTTGAAGTCGCTTGTTGGCACTGTCATTACCACGATCACCATCAAAGGTTCATCGGCTTCTGTCAGCGCCACGAATCCGCTAGGAACTTTGACAGGCAGCTACTTGCCTACCCTCGCACCCGTCTATACGCTCGGGGCCCTCACGACTTGCTCAGTAACTTTCATGGGTGGCACGTTCGCCTGGTCTGAAGCCTGATCTAACCAAACCTAAACAAAGGACCCGACATGAAACTTACGATCCGATTCGACATCGGTTACGGACCCGTCACGATCACGACAACGCTTGCAACGCTTGTCGCATGGGAACGCAAGTTCAAAATGAAAACGTCAGACCTTGCCGACAATTTCGGTATGGAGGATATGGCTTTCATGGCATGGCACTCAGCCAAAGTCCAGACCGAACACGGCCAGTCAATACCCGTGGAGTTTGACTCGTTTGTTAACAAGCTTGTAGAGATTGAGATCGTGAGTACTGCGTCCGCAAACCCTACGAAAGCGGATCACACCGCCACTCTCTAGCCCAACTGTTAGTCATAACTGGCTACTGGCCACCTGGTATAGACTTTGATTCAGACGACCTCTCGACAGTCGCAAAGATTCTAAAAGAGAGGTGAACCATGTCAATGCAGATTCAAGGACTCGAGTCCACCTTAAAGGCTTTGAAAAAGGTCAAACCTGAGGTTCAGAAGCAGTTCTTTAAGGACGCTAAAAAGATTCTTAAGCCTGTCGTTGATGAGGCGAAACAGTTGTATCCGTATGGCGACCCATCTAAAAAGAATGGGGGATGGCCGTCTGGTATTAGTCGCACTTGGGCACCTGGTGGCAGAGGTTTGTTTCCGTATGTTCAAAGTGCAGCTGTGCGTGGTATTTCTGTTAAGACGTCTTTGTCAAAGAAAAACGATGCTGTTTTAACGATTGTGAACAAGGATGCTGCAGCTTCAATTGTGGAGTTTGCTGGCACTAATTCGAATCGTCTTGCTGATGCTCTAAACAATTGGGGTAATAAGCCTCGAGTGATGTGGCGTGCCTATGAAAACAATGCCGGTCAAGTTGAAGCAGAAATGAAAGTTTCTGTGGATGAGGTTATGGCTCAGATTAGCCAGTTAACGAAAGCGTTGGTGCTGTAATGGCTATTCGTATACCGATCATTACGGACCTTCAGGACAAAGGGATTCGAGACGCCAAGAAAGCCTTTGGTGATTTTAAAGGTGCCGTTGCTAACGCTGAAGGTGGGCTAGGAAAATTTAAGGCTGGGTCCAAAGTCGCTTTTGATGCCGTTAAAGCCAACGCGGGAACGCTTGCAATTGCTGGCGGTGCCGCTCTTGCAACCTTTGCCACAAAAGCAATAACAGCGTTTCAAGACCTTGCGTTAGCGTCAGGCAAGTTTGCGGATGCTACAGGTTTAGCCGTTGAGGACGCATCACGATATTTAGAGGTCGCAGGCGATCTCAGTATCCCAGTAGATGCTGTAGAGGGTGCTATAGGTCGGTTAAACAAAACGATCGGTGCTGACCCTGACAAAGTTCGTAACCTCGGCGTAGATATTGAATATCTAAATGATGGTTCGTTAGACGTCAACGCAACATTTTTAAACACGATTGACCGCCTCAAAAAGATTAAAGACCCAGCCGAAAAAGCAAGAGTTGCGGCGCAGCTGCTTGGCAAAGGCTGGCAGTCCATGGCCGAACTTATTGAGATGGGCGCGGACGATCTTAAAGCCTCTTTAGATTCGGTTTCGGGCGGCCAAGTGATCTCGGAGGAAGAACTAGCAAAGGCTAAAGAGTACCGAGACACTCTTGATGATCTTGGCGATATTTGGAACTCTTTTGTTATCAACGCTGGTGGTGTTTTTGTTGACCTTGTGTCCGACTTAAAAGATTTGACCAGTTGGGAAGGGTTAGGAAACCAACTGAAAGAGGGAATTGTTGGACGGGTGTTTGGCGAAATAGGCGGGTGGTTTAACGACAACGAAGAAAAGGCGAAAGCGGCAGAAGAAGCTGCAAAATCTCTCGCCGATGCCTATAGCGGATATGTTAGTTCAAGGCTTGCAGAGAGTCGCGAAGATATCCTTAAAATGAACCTTGCAATTGAAGATCAAGCCGAAGAATTAGCAATTACCGATCTTAAATGGCAGTCCCTGATTGGCACGCTAAAACTTGATAGTGCAATGACCGACGCTAAAGAACAGTTGGCTGGCTTAAAAGAAAAAGCGGTCGAGGCTTACGGCGGTTCAAAAGAGGCAGTCGATGCATATAACGAAAGCCTCATTAACGCGCAGCTGATGGTCCTTGCCCTTGCTGGCACAGTGACGTTAACTAATGCGGAAAAGAATCAGATTCGAATCCTTGTTGATACTGAACAATTAGATCGCGCTATTACTTTAATTGATCGAATTGGAAGAGGAGTCAACTTAGGAATTGAAGAACGGCGGTTTGGTGGCGCAAGAGCCCTTGGCGGTCCGGTCGTTGGTGGCTCGAGTTACCTTGTGGGTGAGCGCGGGCCCGAGTTGTTTACCCCTGGCTCGTCTGGAAGCATCACACCAAACAATTCTTTAGGTGGTGGCGGTATCACTGTCAATGTCAACGGTGGCGACCCCAACAGCATTGTTAGAGCACTTCAGCAGTATGTCCGCCAATCGGGTCCAGTACCTGTAAACACTAGGGCGATGTAATGCCAAAAATTGACTGGGTCTTTGAGCGACAGACACCGACGGTAGTGGATGTCACAAGTTCTGTTTTGTCGTTTAGTTATCAGCAAGGCAGACGCAACTACCTTGACTCATATTCGGGCGGCATTTTAAACGTCACTTTAAATAACCAAGCAAACGTGGCTCAATACTTTGGTTTTAACGACATCTTTACTTTGTCGGAACCAGTGACAGGTTATGGATGTAGTTTCTGGGTGCAAAATGTTGTCTTCAACGATTACCCCGGCAACACAGGCATGTCAACAATAACCGTGAGCCTTGCTGACGTGCTAGCCCGCAACGGGCGCAATGTTGTTAACAATGTGTCGCTTGCACAAAAAGCAACATTGAACCAACTTGAAGATCTATGGAGAACGAGTGGGTATCAGATCGGCGATGTTGCAAACTTTGGCGCTGGTCAATCTGTGGCAAGCGCCCAAACTTACACGGGTTCAGTTTTAAACTATTTTAATTTGATAACCAGCACCGAAAAAGGCGGCGTCCGTTTTCAGGGTCAAGTAGCACAAGTCATTGCTAGAAACTTCATGGCTGATTTTGTGTCGGGTTTTACTTTTACACGAAATAGCCCAACCGCTTCAGCCATTGCTTATCAAACGCTAAACCACAACAAGGCTGGTCTAAACTTTTTTAACAATGTGACCATTGCGCCACAAGGGTTGGCAGGACAAACGGCAACTAATAGCGCGTCGTTGACGGCCTATGGCAACGCACAAGAAACAATCACTACAGTCGACGCAACAACAACGCAGGCTTTAGGCCTCGCGCAATGGTTAGCGTTCAGCCAGTCTGACCCTGAATCAGAATCGTGGTCAATCGGTTTCATAGATCTAATACAAAACCAAACAGCATTGAACGAATTTCTAGATGCTTTTATCGGTGGCGTTAATCAAAATCTAATTTGGGATTTGGTTTACCGTGTGCC